CGGCGGAACCGAAACCAGAAGGCACCGAAGGACTCGAACCGCCTTCTCAACCTGGAACCCCAGTCGGGATCGCCGGCAGCGAAGCACTTCAACCCGGCGCTGGATCTCGCGTCATCAAGATCCCGCACAAGCGCGCATCCGACAACTAAGGGGCTAACTCATGGCACGAAAGCGCTCGAAGCCCGGCGCACGCAAGAAGCGAAGACCGCTCACTCCGCGCCGGGTGAAGTTCGTCAAGCAACTGGTCCTCGGCAAATCCCTAGCCGAGGCCGCCAGGAAGTCCGGATATACCAAACACAGGGCCAACCAGGCGGGACACCAAGCTCTCGAACAGATCCGAAAAGCCGCTCCCGAACTCCTGGCCGAGCACGGCCTAACCGATGACGTCCTGATTGATAATTACCTACTCCCGCTGATGAACGCCGAAAAGACCGAGTTCTTCCCGTACACACAGCGCGGCCAGCGCAAATTGCTCACCGTGAACGTCGTGGACTGGCGAGCTCGCGACGACGGCTTAGAGAAAGCCATGAAGATTCGCGGGCTCTACGTGAAGGAAGCCGAGAACACCGGACCGCAATTCTCGGTCGTCATCATAAACGGCGACAATCGGCCGCCGTGGTCGCAAATGAAGCGCGCGATGCAACCCGCCGAAGCAGCTCCACTCCCAGGAGATCCCGCGCCATGATCGTCTTTTGTATTACCTGTCGAGGCCGCAACCAGCACATTCGCCTCACCCTTCCGAAAAACATCGTAGACAACGCCGACTTCCGAGATTGCAAGTTCGTACTCCTGGACTATGGGAGCCCGGACGATCTCATAAGCTACGTGCTCACCCATCACATGCGGTCGATCCTGGCCGGCCGGCTCGTGCTCTATCGCTTCCCGGACCAGAAGGGGTTCAAGATGGCGCACGCAAAAAACATGGCGCACCGTCTGGGGATCCTGGAAGGCGGCGACATCCTCGTGAATCTCGATGCGGATAACTACACCGGACCAGGCTTCGCTAAGTACGTTGCCGAGAAGTTCGCCGCAGATCCGAACGTCTTCTTGTGGGCAAACCGCAACCAGCCGTCGGAGATCCGGTATCCGAAAGGATGCAACGGCCGGATTGCCGTGAGCAAACATGCCTTCGTCAACGCCGGCGGTTACAACGAAGGGAAGTATGAAACCTGGGGGCCCGATGACAAAGACTTCAACTTCCGGTTGCGGCGTCTCGGCTACACGCCGGCAGAGATCCCGCGGCAATTCTTAGAAGTCGTGCTCCACAACGACAAGATGAGATTTCGCGACTATCCCCACGCGAAGAACGGCGGCTCGAACTGTGACGATGAAATCGTCGAAGGCAACGAGACGATCGCGAACTTCGGCAACTTCGGATGCGGAACCGTCTATCGCAACTTCGATCCCTCGCCTATCGAACTCAGGCCAGTCCCGACGCGGGTCTTCGGGATCGGGATGCACAAGACGGCCACGACGTCGCTACATCACGCGCTCAAGATCCTCGGCTACGACTCCGCTCACTGGAAGTCGGCACATTGGGCGAAGGCGATCTGGCGAGAGATGAACACACTCGGCCGATCGCTCACGCTTGAGAAGAGTTACGCGCTCTGTGATCTGCCGATCACGCTCCTGTACCAGAAGCTCGACCGCGCTTATCCTGGCTCGAAGTTCATTCTCACGAAGCGATCGGAAGACGGCTGGATCGAGACGGTGCGGAAGCATTGGGATCCCGCGTTCAATCCCTTCCGCGGCCAGTGGGACGGCGATCCCTTCACGCACCGGATCCACACGATCTTGTACGGAAGCCCTGACTTCAACGCCGAGAAGATGCTCGCGCGCTACCGATCGCACAATGCGGCCGTGCTGGAATACTTCAAAGGGCGCCCGGACGATCTTCTCGTGATGGACATGGACTTCGGCTGGCCGAACCAGGATGACGCCGGCGCCGGATGGTGGGAGCTCTGTTCGTTCCTCGGCGATCGGATCCCGCTCGGCGTACCATATCCGCGCGCGTTCGCGAGCTACTAGGCGTAAGATGACGGCTGAACATTATCCACGCGGGACCGAATCAGTTTTGAAATGGTGCAATCGGTGCGGACGACTGACGAAGCATCGCGTGGATGATGTACGCGCCGGTCGCTGCTTAGAGCACGATGCGCCCGCTGAATCAAAGAAACAGAGGGCGGCGCGATTGAAACGTGAAGCGCCAGAGACAGGCAAACTCTTCGAGTAGGAGCTACCATGCAAATCCCCGCGGCGATGTTCATCGAATCGGCAGTCGATAGCGTGAAGGCAATCACGGACTTCCAGCGACGCGCTCAGCTCTCCGAACTGCATGAGGTCGGCGACCAGGCGCTCAAGGGAATGGGCGCGAGCGGCATCAATGACGACGTCGCCGCCGGCTACCTTCTCGGACTTCAAACCGCTCGTGTGATGATTATGACGAACGCGAAGATCCAACTTGCCGGCCTGGTTCCTGGCGACATCCTGTGAGCTTCGAGCCGATCACTCTCGATGCGATGCAAGGATTTATCGCGCCGATCCACGTTCGGAAGATCCTCACTGAGCTCACGCGCCAGTTACAGGATCGTCCAGATCGGGCTCAGTGTCATCCGATCCAGCGCATTTGCGTGCAGAACGCGGCGACCAGCGTCGGTCCTGTGGACGGCAAGCTGGCGCTCGAAGGAAAACCGCTGCGCGAATATCCGATGACGCTCGGCGGGATCCCGCTCAAATCCGAGAAGACCATGCCGGATGACGTCATCGAGTTCTACTGCGGCAACCAGTTCGTCGCGAAGATCTTCAACCTGGCGAAACCGCCGGGCCTCTAATGGGTGTGCCACAAGTCGATCTTTCGCGGCTGAATACCGCGAGCTTCTATAATCCCTGGCCGAAACAGAACGAGCTCCATACTTCGCCAGCGATCGATCTCCTGGCGATCGGCGGAAACGGATCCGGCAAGTCGGCATTCCTGTTAGGCGAGGCCGTCTACCTGGCGCTAGAGTTCCCTGGCTCGGATTGCCTGTTGCTCCGCAAGAACTTCCCCGAACTAGAGAAGGGGCTCATCCTCGACCTCAAGAACACGCTTCCGCCGTCTCTCTATCGCTACAACGACTCGAAGCACATCGCGACATATCCGAACGGCTCCCACACGTTTTTCGGCCATTGCAAATCAGGCAGCGAGAAAGACCTCGCGAAGTATCTCTCGTCCGCGTTCTGTTTCATCGGGATCGACGAGCTCGGCCAGTGGAGCTATGACGCCTTCTCGTTCCTCGGCTCGCGCAACAGAATCAACAAAGGATGCCGGCCGAACATCCGCGGCGAGTGGCCGGTTCCTCGCATGGGCGGCGCGACAAACCCGATGGGACCAGGCTACGGCTGGATCAAGAAGCTCTGGATCGACAAGAAGCCCGTGTCACAGATGGGCAAGGACATCGAAGAGCACGAAGGCAAGTGGTACTCGCCGATCACTGACAAGAAGATGCTCGCGCTCGAAGAGATCCGGAAGCGCGTCGTGTTCATCAAAGGCGAGGCGTTCATTTGCGTTTACGATCCCGCAGACTATTACTTCGTCCACTCGACCGTCGTCGATAACCCGGCGCAGCTTGAGAAAGATCCGGATTACATCAACAAGCTGATGAAGCTCGCGCCAGCGCTGCGCGCGAAAGCTCTGTACGGGGATCTCAAGTCGATTGCCGGCACGTATTTCTCGAACTTCGCGCAAGATCGGCATGTTCTCAGGCTTCCGGACGACAACGAGCTTATTGAATGGCAGGACTGGCAACCACGATGGATCGGCATCGATTGGGGGCTTGCTCACTGGTCCGCGGTGTTTTGGGCAACGAAGGCGCGCGTGCGGAAGTTCGTCGGCGCGCCTTGGCGGCAAGTCACCGTGATCTACCGCGAGCTCATCGAGAACGAGAAAAGCTACGACGAGCTTTGCAATCTCATTGTGGACGCGACGCCGAAAGAAGAGCGGGCAACTCTCAAACACGTCTATCTTTCGCCCGAACGATTCGCGCGCAGCGGCGACAAGGATCCCTCGAAGACGATCGGTATTCAGATGGGGCTCTACTTCAAACCCCTGGGCTTCCCGATGTGCGAGCCGGCCAACAATCGCCGCGTCGATGGCGCCGTCTATATGTACAACGCGCTAGAGAATGACGAGCTCGTCATCCTAGACAACTGTCCTGGGCTCATCAGCGCACTCGAAGTCGTCACCCGCGATGAGGACAATCCCGAAGACGTGCTCAAGGTCGAGGGCGCCGTCGAGGATGACGTATACGACGGTGCGCGCTACACTGTGCTCTCGGAAGCAAAACCGCGACCGAAGACTGGCGAAGTCGTGTACCATGAGCGCCTGGAAAAGATCCAGGATCCGATGGCTCAGCGAATGTTCAGCTTACAACATCACATGGCGAAGCAACGCAAGTTCAAGCCGATCAAACCGAGGTTTCGGCCATGAGCGATGAGTTCGAGATCGTTCAGCCGAGCCGCCCCTTGGCAAATCGCATCCGCGATTTCTTTGAGACTTTGTTCACTGGCCGCTTAGTGTTACAGTTGCGCGCAGATTTAGAGGAAGCCCGTGCTCAACGTGACTACTTCAAAGGCCGCGCGGAACGTCTCGAACTTCAACTCTTGCAACCTCGCGTCGCCGCTCATAGCCTTGATGCTGGCACCGCACAACCTCGCGCTCATCCGACGGGTACTCTTGGCGGCCGGAAGACCTGGCAACAAATCGTCTCGGACCGCCGCAAGCAACTCGCGGAACTCGCAGCCGAAAAGCAAAAGAAACCAGAAACTTCCGCGCCGACAGCATCCGCACCGCCGACGCAGAACTGAGGGGTAATCGAATGGCGTACACCGCAAAAGATGGGAAGCGCTTCGAGAATCAGGAGATCGGCCGCACGTACGATCGAAGCCGCGGCCACGAGCCGCCGAAGGAAAAGAAGGCGAAGGCAGAGCCGGCCAGCGAGAAAGGCCGCGAAGGCGAAGAAGAGCCGATCGAGGAAGTCGTGAAGGCGCACGGACCTGCACACAAGACCGAGATCGAGAAGACCGAAGACGAAGGCGAAGAGTATTCCGTTCACTCGCATCACGAAGACGGACACAAACACTCGTCGCACGGTCACGATCTTGAGTCCGCGCATCATCACTCGATGAAGGCGCACGGCGCCGAGGGCATGGAAGACGAAGAGCCCGAAGGCGAAGAAGAGGGCGAATCCGCGCCCGCGATGGGATCCTCGCCGCCGGGAATGCCGGCGATGCAGGAGTAACGAAGTTGGCTTCTCAGAAGGACGCCGGCAGTGCCGCAACTGGCTTTGTGACGGCGCGGGAATCGGAACCGCCGCGGCGGTGTGATAATTGCGAGCACTTCCGCCGCGGCTTGCGGGAATCCGGGTACTGTGACGGTGAACACATTATGCGGGATCCGGAGTTGAAGGGCCGAAGGAACTCACAGGGCCTCGTGAAAGTTGAGCCCGACTCGTACTGTTGGTGGTACGACGCTAAGTGATGAAGCGGAAGTCATCCCCCCGAAGCAAAATCACACACAGGAGAAAACAGACTATGGATCCAGCATTTGAAGTCCACAAACTGAACTCACGCGGGATGCAGAAGGCGAAGCGACTCGCCTCGAACTTCGACACGCATCTCTCGATCGTTCGCGAGATCGTCGGCGAGGCTTATTCCGAAGGCGGCCTGATGTACAAGTGCATCGAGCATCTTGAGCTCGCGAGCTTTTATGCGAAGAAGACTCTCGCGCAGCAACCGGGCAATCAAGATCTCGGAAACGAAGCCGAGGCCGAGGCACCGTTCGCCGCCCTGGCGCAAGATAAAGCGGGACCGGCCGCGTTCACCGGGACCGTCGGTGGATTCCTTGGTTTCATTCGTGGTATGAAGTTCACGAAATTCGAGGCCGATCGACTGATGAAGGCGATCGCCGACCAGACACGCTAATCGGGAAGTTCACAGGAGAAGACGACGATGCCGAAAGAAGTGAAGGGCGAAACCCGCGGTTATCCATGCGAGGACTGCGGAGAGACATTCGTTACGGCCGAAGATTTCTCGAATCACTTTAGCCGAAACGAAGGCGCGGCCACGATTGAGACATGCATGTACACGCCGGCCGGCGTAAAGAAGCTGCGGAAAGCGGCCGCGTAACAGAGAGGTTGAATGCCCTGGACGCCGAAACAGACGCGGTATCTTTTGTCGAAAGTTTCGCCGCTCAGTGAGGACCAGAAGAGCAAGATGAAGTCGGAGTTACATGCAAACCCCCGCTTAGCTCACAGGAAGAAGAACCCGATTACCCGGGCAAAGGAGCATCGTTCCGGTAACGGTTAATCCACAATCCGCAAGAGCGGAAGGGGGCAGCATATGGCCGTGCAAACGATCAACGTCTCAGGAATCGCGGAACTTCGGTTCGTCCTCGCGGCGAACACACAGTTTTATTTCACAGGCGCGGTCGATAATCAAAAGCTGCGCCTCATCCTACAGCAACCGGTGAGCGGTGGACCATTCACCGTGTCATCGGGAAACTGTCCCGGACTTCAACAACCCAACGCGACTGCGGGCGACAGTTCGGCACAGGAGCTCACCTACGACGCTGTGACGAATACCTGGAACGGCGTACCACCGCCGGCTATCGGTGGAAACTCACAAGCACCGCAGATCATCGCTTATGGCGCATCGGGCGCTGGCCTGGCAATCAACAAAAACGCGGGAATGTGCATTTTGAACGGTGGTGGTGTGGTTGCGGCGACGCTGGTTCAACCTGTCGCCGGGCCGCCGGGAATCGGAGATGACGGCGTTGTCTTGAAAATCGTATCCGGTTCGGCGAACGCTCATACCGTCAAGACTTCGGCCGATGGCATCTCACCGGCAGCGGATACCATCACCTTCGGCACAGTTGGCGCGGGTGTCACGTTGCAAGCCTTTGACGCGGTGTGGTACATGATCGGCGGGGTAGCTGCAACGCCGACCGAAGCCTAAACGAGAGAACCTAACAACGCCGGCGCGGGCAGCGGCGAATCTGCCCGCCACACTTTTGAGGGAGCGTGACTAATGAGTCTAGCGGGAAGCGTTCAAGCGTTAGCGGCACAGGTCACTAAGAACACCGGCGGCGCGCAGTCCGATCGTCTCTTCACAACCAGCGTCACTCTGATGGACTCCGCGCTAGGAAGTTCCTTCCGTCTCATCGATTCCGAAGTCGGCCTCGGCTATCAGGGCTCGACATCCGTTTCGGGAAGCCTGGTTGCCATTCGTGGGAACACAACGATCACCGCCGGGACAACCGTAACCGGCCAGTCGTATCTCTACGGCGTGCAAGGCAAACTCACGATCCAGGGCCATCACACCGGGACAGCCGAGGTTTCGTGCGGCGTTCTCGGCCAGCTCGATCTATCGGCGGCTCAAGCTGTCACCGCTCCCGTTGCTTGCGTCTGGGCCGACTGCGGCGCATCGGTCGGGACGGCGACAGGCGCGAACATCGACGGAGTCGTAATCTATAACACGATCTCGACGCTTAAGATCAACTCGGCGATTCGCATCTCTGCATACACAAACTATCTGTTCGATCTCAGTGATCCGGGAACGAACTGGTTCCTCGGAACTAATGCGGCGACTGCGGCCGGCACGCTCAAGATCAACATGAATGGAACGGCGAAGTATATTCAGCTTTACTCATCCGAGAGCTAAACGATCTCTGGCGGCGCGGCGTGCGCAACGGAAGAACTGAGGGCTTTCGCTGCGCGATGACCCTCGCCACGCCGCCGGAACACACAGGAGAAGCGAACTTGAAAGAAGCAACCCCCATCACTGGAAGCGTAATCACGAAATCGCTGAACGTCCCGGAACGGCTGAACTTACTTTCGATTCTGCCGGTACAGGGGAATCTCGCGACGCTTCGGATCGTTCGCGATCTTCGCGAGAAGCTGAGTTTGAGCGAGGAAGAGCACAAAGAGTTCGGGATCACAACGATCCACAACGACAACGGTTCGGTTACATTTAACTGGACGAACGGCGATGCGGCACTCACGCCGCGAAAGTTCCAGTTCCAACCGAAGGCGCTCTCGATTATCGTCGAGGCGCTACGACAGCTCGACACGCAAAAGCAACTTCGCACCGAACACATTTCGCTCTACGAGGCATTTATCGAGGACTAGACGATGATTGACTTCCAACGTGATTGGCACGGACGGCTCTTGCCGATCCACGGACATGCGCGAGAAGGTCGAGCGTCACGGACCTATCAAACGTGGAAGGGAATGATCCAGCGATGCAGGAATCCAAAGGCTGCGAACTATTCGCGATTCGGTGGACGCGGGATTCGAGTCTGCCGTCGCTGGCGAGTCTTTGCGAATTTTCTCGCTGATATGGGAGAGAGGCCGATCGCAATGACGCTCGATCGTAAGGATGGCAGCAAGGGATACTATCGGCAGAATTGCCGATGGGCAACTCGCATCGAACAAACGGCAAATCGAGCAAACGTCGGGAGGCCGAAACATGGCTGAGAAATGGATGGGCGAGGTTTCGCGTGGTATCAAGCGCCGCGGCACGAAAGGCGTCTTCAAACGCGCGGCCGAGCACGCCGGTCAGAGCACCGCCGGCTATGCGGCCAAGATCTCTGCGCGCAACCGCAGATGGCATGAGAATCACCCGGACGAGAAAATGCCGCCGAAGATGGCGAAAGCCGGCAAGCGCGCGGGCCTGGCTCGTGCATTTGCATCCGCGCATCACTAAGAGCTGAATGCCGACTGACACCCAGGATCTCGACGAGAAGGACGTACAGAACGAAGGCGAGACGAAGGACATCGAAGCTCTCGACTTCCCGCCGGGTGTGCTCGCTCCCTCAGAGATCAACAAGCAATCTCCCCCGCTTCACTTCGAGGACGACGAGAAGAACGCGATTAAAGCGCTGAATAAGAAAGTCGCTCAGCGCGACATGCCGGCACGCCGCGAACAGATCATCCGCGTGTGGGAAGCTCGCCTCTTCGATCGACAGTTCCAGCATCTTCTACCGCGCCAAAACGGCGGATGGGAACTCCCCGCGCTCGGAACCGGCTATGGTCGAGGCGAAGAGGAAGATCGCTCGCAATGGGAAATCGACATTTATTCGAGTTACCGGAAGATCATTTGCGCCGCACTCACGCGCGAAGTTCCCGGCACTCGATTCGAGCCTGGCGATCCAGACAGCGATCGCGACATCACGGCCAGCTCGAACGCCGAGAAGCTCAAGTCGAAAGTCGAGCGCGACAATCGGCTCAAGGAATTGCAGGGCGAGACGGCTCGCTTCCTTTGGACCGATGGCCTGGCCGTTCATTTAACGCGCTACGTCCTCGACGCTCAGGCGTTCGGCTATGAGCCCGAACCCGAAGGCGAGGTTCCCGAAGATGAAGAGACAGGAGAATCCGAACACGCAATCGGTCACGAAGGCGGAAGTGAGGAAGTATCTGACGAACTTTCCGAAGCTGATGGAAGCGCTTCTGAGGGAGATCACGCCGAATCGGATGAGGAAGAAAAAGCCGAAGGCGGCGAGGGAAGCGAAGAGGAAGAAGGCGAAGAGGGCGAAGAGTTTGACTCAAGCTGGCAGCCGCGCGGTCAGGAGCTCATAACCGTCGATGGCGCACTCGCCTGGAAGCTCCCGATCAAAGCAAACTGTCTCAAGGCTATGCCGTGGGCTCGCTATTCGTTCGAGGTCGATCTCGCCTCAGCGAAGGCCATGTTCCCGGATGTGGCCGACCAGCTCAAACCGGCGCAGAGCGGATCTGAATCTTCCGACGACGGCGACGATCTCGAACGGCTCGCGCGAATCAATGTGCTCTTGGGTGTCGAAGACAACTTCATCACCGAAGACTCGACCGTCTACGACGTCACGATTCAAAAGTTCTGGTATCGGCCAGGCGCGCTCATGGAGATCCCGAACAAGGAAATCCGCGAGCGAATCATCAAAAAATGCTGGCGCGGGCTCTATGTCACATTCGCCGGCGGGAACTTCTGCGAAGGCCGCAACGCTTCAATGGATGATTACCTGGCGCTCACCTTTGCGGATGCCGGCGACGGTGTGCATCGGCCAGCGCTCGGATCTCCGCTCATCGCACCGCAAAAGGTTCTGAACACTCTCGCCGAGCTGGCCTACGACTATTTTGTTCATGGCGTGCCGATGACGTACATGGACGACGAGATGTTCGACACCGAGGCGATCAACGACCAGGACAATATCGTCGGCGGCGTGCGGCCGTTCGAGGCGATCCCAGGTCAACAGGTGGACGGCATCTACTGGTTCCGCGAAGAGCCGGTTCCCTTCCCGGAACAGTTGCTCATGTATACGCAATGGCTCATGGACGAAGTCGCGCAACTGATGAGCGGCGCGTATCCCGCGCTCTTCGGCGGCGATATGACGAACCAGGGCGTCGGCGATGCGCTGATGCAGCGCGACCAGGCTCTCGGACGTCTCGGCCTTCCCTGGCGGAACATCAAGCAAACAACCGCGGACGTGAATCGCCAGGCGGTGCAGTCTATCTCGATCAACGCGGAAGGCATCATCAAGCTTGGCGGCGTCGAGAAAGTTCAGGTCGACACAGCCGACCTCAAGGGGAACATCCTTTGCTTCCCCGACACCGACGAGAACATCCCGGAATCGTGGACACAGAAGTCGAACCGCTTCGCGATGATCGTCACGGATGCGGCGACTAATCCCTTCTTTCAACAGTTGCTCGACGATCCCGGCAATTTGAAGCTCGTCAAGGACATGAGTGGATTCAAGGAACTCCGGATCCCGATGCTCGACTCGTGGGAACAGCAGCTCGGCGAGATCGCGATCTTGTCGGAGTCCGGACCGGCGCCGAATCCTGATTATGTAAACCTCGAAAAACAGATCGCGGATCTCACCGCGAAGATCTCGGCGGCCACAACTTCGCAAGCGCCGATGACTGGCGAGATCCCGACAGTCGAGGGCGCACAAGTTCCCCCGCCGGCGCCGCCGCAAGCGATCGCTCCCCCGGCCGAACTCGTACAACAGCTCGCGGCGCTCAACGCGCAGCTTCAAACCACGCCGCCGCTCATCTCGACGTATCCGATCGACGTCCAATGCGACGATCATGCCGTACACGCGCTTACTTGCTTGGGCCTCATCAACTCGCCGAAAGGCCGCGCGATGAAGAACGGCACAGCTCAGGACCAGAAGGCGTTCGCGAATATCCGTTTGCACTTCATGGAGCACACCGCGGCGGATGCGAAGAAAAAAGCACAGCAACAAGCGCAAGCGGCCGCCGGTCCGACGAAGCCGCCGGCGTTCTCAGCGAACGTGAAGGATCTGCCGCCGAAGGAAGCCGCTCAAGTTATGCAAAAGGGCGGTGTACAATCCGATCCGAAGGACTTTGCTGCACAGGACACGGCCGAAGCGGTCGCGAAGCATCCCGCGCAATTAGCGAGCGCGATCCCGGCGGCCACGGGAGCTTAGAAGTGGCACTCGACGGCGAAGGCTATACCGATAAAGAGTTCTTCAAATTGCGATACCGGCATTTGAAGGAACTCGGTACGCCTGGCCTCACAAAACGCACGACGACGGTCCAGGACGAAGGCACTAGTAAATGGAGAACGGTCTGGATCATCGAATATGAAGCCGCGGAAGAACCCGCGAAGCTCGTGAACTGACACAGGAGAAAATATGGACCTCGAAACACGCAGCCTCTTCGCACGTCTGACAACTTTCCTCGGTTTGTTCTTCGCAAGTACAATCCCCGGAGTGGGCGAAGCCGGCGGTGCGGGCGATGAAGGCGGTGCCGGCGGCGGTGAAGGTGAAGGTGGAGAAGGTGGAGAAGGCGGCGAGGGCGAAGGTGAGGGAGAGGGAGAAGGCGAGGGTGAAGGCGAGGGTGAAGGCGGCGAAGGTGAAGGTGAGATCGAGGGCGAGGGCGAAGAAGGTGATGGTGAAGGCGAAGGGGAAGGTGAGGGCGAAGAGGGCGCCGGCAAGGGCAAGCCGAAGAAGCTCGATATTCAGAAGGCGCTCGACAAACTGAAAAAGACGGATCGAGCGCTCGCAGATACGCTTCGCAAAGAACATTTCTCGAACGTCGATTACAAACGGGCCTTCGCGACTCCGACCGAAGCGCAATCGGCCGCAGATCTCTTGAACCTAGTCGGCGGCGAAGAGGGAATCTCGACGCTACAGTCGAAGGCCGACGACTTCGCGAACGAACTTACGATGGTTGCCGACGGGGATCCGCAAATCCTCGACGACATCGTTCGCGATACTCCCGACGGTTTCAAAAAGCTGATGGGTGCCGGGCTTGAGAAGCTCCGGTTGCTCGACCAGGCCACCTATGAGCGGATGACGGCAAAACCGCTTATCAATGCGCTGCGCGAGAAGGGCGTGATTAACACGCTCGAAATGATTCGACAGATGGCGCTCGCTGGCAAGGGCCAGGAAGTCTTCGACCTCACTCAAAAGCTCTTACAGTGGGCCGCGAGTGTCGAACAGTTCGCGCAACGTGCCGGCGAAGAAGCTCCGAGCGAACGTGAGAAGGCCGCCGACACAAAAATCAAGCAAGCCGAGCAAATCGCACGCCGCGGCTATCTCCGCGAGGTCGGAACAGCCTCGAATCGAGTCACATCGGGCGAAATCAAGCGCTTCCTCGATCCACTCATCCGCGATGCGAAGAAGCGCGGCGTCGTTTTGAAGATGGAACAGCTACAGGACGTCTCGAAGGGGATCTATGACGAGATCGCGGCCTCGCTGAAAGCAAATTCGGCTTATCAGCGCCAGATGCAAGCCTACTACGCGAAGGACGCGGATCCCGACGACATCGCGAACTATGTTCGGCAGAAAGTCGGATCCTTGGCCGAAGCCGCGGCGAAAAAAGTCTGGTCGCGCAAAGGATGGGCGACCGCGCGCGGAAAAGTTCGCACCGGTGGCGGCGGAAAGCCGGCCGGCGGATCTGGCGGCGGTCCGAGCGTCTTCGTTGCGAAGCCGCCGCAACCTGAAACGATCGACTGGTCGAAGGATCCTCAGCGCGTCCGCTTCATGGGTAATGGTCGCGTCGGCGAGGCCACTCTCAAGGGAAGCGGTAAGGTAGTGCGTTTTCGGTGGGACACGTAGTACACTTCGGTCGCGCGGATGGAGCAACGGCGGCTCGCCTGGCTCATTACCAGGAAACCAGGAGTTCAATTCTCCCCGCGCAACCAATCGGAGACGAGATGGATGCGAAAGAGCTCAGAAAAAAGCTCGACGAGGGTTTGAAGCCGGATTCGAGCGGCAAGACAACGCCGATCCAGCGGCTCACCCCGTTTCTACATGATCTCGTCGATTATCTCGAACGGACCGAAAATCAATTCAAGGAAGGCGCGACGATACGCGGCCATCTTGACGAGCACGGCGCTTTTGTGGCCGACTCGATCGAACAAGTTTCCAGCGAGCCCACGTTCTCTGACATTGTGAGAACAGATTATCCGGGCCGCAAATCATTTTCCAGCGACGACGCGACGGAGAAAAATGAACCGGCAACATGAAGCTCGGGCGTGCCGCAATCGCCATTGTCGCGTGGAGTTCTCCCCGCTTCATGGGAATCGGCAGTACTGCACTCCGCGATGTTACGAAGCACGCCAGAATCAGACGCTTCACAAGCGAGAGCATCGGAGCCTTCTGAATCAAAGGCTTCATCGAAAGTTTGGCGTTCTCTGCAGACATGCTCGGCAGCGAGGCATAGAAAACGTCCTTAATCTCACGGAATACGGACTTCTTGTGGAAGACGCATCGTGCCACTGGTGCGGTGGAACTCTTCCGCTGATCGGTCATGGACTTGATAGGCTCGACTCGACGAAAGGCTACTCGATAGCGAACTGCGTCCCATCCTGCGAGGCGTGCAATCTTGGCCGACGCGATATGACGCCCGACGAGTTCAGGGCATGGATCAAACGAGTTTACGAACGACAATTTTCCAGTGACCAGGTGACGCGGCTCGTATCCGCGCAAACAACCAACGAAAACCTGGGCGCTTCAAAACCCGCGGCCTAACCCGCCACGGGTGAGCACAGGGATCTAAGCGGACGCTTGGAAAAGCGTTCGGGCCATTGCCAGGCGAACCAGGAGCGCCGGCGAATGAGCTCACTCTTCCAGAGTGTGCCTAATGGCTTTAGCAGAGGCGGCGGTTCAAGGAATTGAACTCG